CCAATTAAGATAAGAGCAGCTGTAATACCGATAGCTAATATTGGTTCAGCTCTTTCATGGCCAATAATTCTTTTAGGTTTATTCCTTGGAGCTACAGGACTTATGCAGCTTGGAGTAGTGCTTTTCTCACTTGTTGTAGTATTCCAGCTTCTTACTCTCCCGGTTGAATTTGATGCTTCCGCAAGAGCATTAAGAACCTTAAGAGAACGTAATATGCTTGAGTCAAGTGAACTTACCGGTGCAAGAAAGGTGCTTACAGCAGCAGCATTAACATATGTAGCGGCACTTCTTACATCTATTCTTCAGCTTTTAAGACTTGTTCTTCTTACAAGAAGAGATGATTAATATTAAATATGTATATAATTGCCAGTTCACAACAGTATAAAAGTACATTTATGTGGTAATGCTTGTAATATAAGCGAACTTAAATGTATGCCTTTCCACTAAAGATAAATGTTCGCAATGTCTTTAGGAGGAAAGGTTAATGGCTGGTGTAAAAGTTACGATATGTGGTGTTAATACGCAGGAGCTGCCTCTGCTTAGTGCGAAGGAGAAGAAAGAGCTTTTATTAAAGATAAAGGCTGGTGACCAGACAGCAAGAGAGAGATTTATTAAAGGTAATCTCCGTCTGGTATTAAGCATTGTTGGCAGATTTTCTAACAGTAATGAAAATGTGGATGATTTATTCCAGATTGGCTGTATAGGTCTTATAAAATCAATAGACAATTTTGATGTATCGCAGGGCGTGCAGTTCTCAACCTATGCAGTTCCTATAGCATATAGGAAGTGCTAATGCCGCATTTATCACGTTTTACAATTATATAATTTCAGCATTGTCGCTTATATGTCGCACATATGTCTATTATGTGTCGCTATAAGTGATTTTTTTTATGCAAAAATGTAACTAGAAAGAGAGGTAGTGCAAATGTTTTCTGATGAAGTAAGAGAAAAAATCTTGAGCAAAGAAGAATTACAGAAACTTGACTTAGTGACATTATCTCTTGTTATCCACGCAATCGAGGAAGTTTTAGAGGAGGCAGACAATGAACAATCCTTATCAGCAACCGATTATGAGTAATTATGTACCTCAATATGGAGCATATCAATATAATCCTATGGCAAATATCCAGAGATTTCAGCCGCAGGAGCAGATGCAGCAATCACAAGTTCAGCAAACTATTCCACAGCAGATAATAGGTATTAACGGCAGAGTTGTGCAAGCGGTTGAAAATATAAACGCTAACGAGGTCCCTATGGATGGCTCAATGGCATTTTTCCCTAAGCAGGATATGTCGGAGATATATGTTAAGGGTTGGAATGCTGACGGAACTATTAACACGATTGTGTATAAGCCTTATACAGCCCCTAAAGATAATCAGACAGTAAATTCTATGGTTAATGCAGAAAACGCTAAATTTACCTTATCAGACGAAAGCACACAGCTATTCTTAAATAAGTTTGAAGAGTTATCAGAGAAAATAGGGCAGTTGGAAGATAGGTTTGATAAATCTTTAGGAACACAAAGAAAAACTTCAAGAACTCAAAGCAAGGGCGGTGATGAAGAATGAACCCAATTAACATTTTTCAGATGATGAAAGCTGGTCCGCAACAGTTCATACATCAGATGATGGGAAATAATCAGATTATGAGCAATCCTATCATGAAGAATGCTTTAGGAATGGTACAAAGCGGAAATATGAAAGGTGTAGAAGAATTAGCAAGAAATTTATGCAAAGAAAAAGGTATACAAGCAGATGATTTTGTATCGCAAATAAAACAAAATATAAGACTTTAAAGGGAACTATATAAGTTCCCAATAAAAGCCTTTATACATTATATTCTTATTTGCGTATTTATTAAATGTTTGGGCGCATATTTTCTCTTCTTTTTCAGCTTCTCTCATAGAGTGGTAAGTTTTTATTAAAATATGATTTTTGTCGTATTTTTTAATAATTTTTGCCTGCTTATATTCGGGCAATTTAACTTTTCGAGAAAAAGACCAAAGAAAACCGCCAGCACTTCTTGAAGCTCCATTGCAACAATTTACGATGGAAGTTGAAGAAATATTGGTTATTCTGCTGGCTACATTTACTCCATAAAAAGTATTTAAAAAATTTCCGTCAAGGTCAAATTGGAATACTTGCTTTGATTTAGCCAAAGATATTCGATATCCTAGTGTACCATAACTCATATTGTACTCGTTGGTACACCATTCCAAATTATCAGAATGGTTATTGCTTGGATTTTCGTCTTTGTGATTTACATATGGATAATTGTTTGGGTTTGGGATAAATGCTTCAGCAACTAATCTATGAACAAAAAATGACTTACTTGTATTATTTTTCCTTAAGGTAACTTTTTTATATCCTTTTGGATATGTATTTAGGGAGAGTATTCTTGATTTTAATGACAGATTACCTGTTTCATTATTTTTCCTTTCAACCATTCTTTCCATGGATTTTACATTTCCCAAGTTGCTGACTTGATAATAGCTCTCATAGCCCGAAATATCTTTCCAAATTTCTTGCATAAAAATAACACCTGTCCTTTCAGCGTGAGATGTCCTATACCAGCTAATGTACGGAAACTGTTAGGACAAACAGCTTATCGGGAGCTACCCTATCCGTACAAATATATTATAACACATTTTAATTAACTTTGATACTAATTCTTGCAAGATTAAGTATATAAAATTTTAATAACGGAGGTAAAAATTATGTTTAATTCAAATTGTGCCAGCGTGCCATTAGTCGCAAACATTGACGGTAATGGCAATAACGGCGGATGGGCTGACGGCGGATGGCTTTGGATAATCGTTGTATTCGCATTACTCTTTGGATGGGGCAATGGTGGATTTGGCGGTTTTGGTGGCAACAATGGCGGTGGCTATGTTGCAACAGCTGCTACACAGGCTGATATTCAGAGAGGATTTGATAATTCAGCAGTTATCAGCAAGTTAGATGGCATTTCTAACGGACTTTGTGATGGCTTTTATGCTATGAACAACAGTATGCTCACAGGTTTCAATGGTATTAACACAAATATTATGCAGACAGGCTATGGCATCCAGCAGGCTATTAACGCTGATACAGTTGCTAATATGCAGAATACAAACGCATTACAGGCACAGCTTGCTAACTGTTGCTGTGAGACGAGAGAAGCCATTCAGGGAGTTAATTACAATTTAGCAACTAACACTTGTGCTTTGCAGAACACAATGAACAATAATACAAGAGATATTATCGACAGTCAGAATGCAGGAACAAGAGCAATTCTTGACTACTTATGCCAGGATAAGATAGCAACACTTACAGCAGAGAACAATGATTTACGCAGAGCCGCTTCGCAGGATCGTCAGAGTGCATTACTTACAACTCAGATGGCAGCTCAGACACAGCAGATTATCAATGCTGTAAATCCGGCACCAATTCCGGCATATACAGTACCTAATCCAAATGCGTATTATGGATGCGGATGTAATACAGGATGCGGATGCTAAACAATTAAATAATCAAGTATCTTAATCAAATTTAATCGGTTTAATTCTTAGTTTATCTTGGTTTTAATCGGTTTAATCGAGTTAAGTATCGAGTTTAACTCGAAAGAAAACTCGGAAGATTATGTCTGCTAAGCAGTATTACTTATAACCAAAGGGCAGACTGTAATGTTTGCCCTTTTGCACATTGGAAACAGAATATTAAGTTGATGGATTTTTAAAGTCGTGGTACAATTTTCAAAAAAGAAAGGAGTGCCAAAATGGTTATTTTCAGAGAACACAGAGGCGGATTATCTGAATCCCTAGAAACGGCAAGGGAATTTGAAAACTTTGATGATATGAAAAAATACATATATCAAATTCATAAAGACTTTTGCCAAAAGATAGGAGTAGCAAATGCACCATTTGAAATGTCAGACATTGTAATTGACCATACTTCAAAAACAGAAGATACGAGAACGAATTGGCACGATACAATGTATGTTTGTGTTAAACGATACGGAGATGAAGATTATATTGAAAAATACGGAACTCCGCAATGCATAGGAATGTGTGCTACAGACTACAAAAAATAAATAATGGATTTTCAAACCATCAACTAATATTCAGTTGGTGGTTTTTTTATTTTGTGAAAGAGAGGTAAAAATAATGGAAGTAACAGGAATTGCATTACAAACCGTTGCTGTTGGAGAAGATGTTGCATTTACAGAAACAGCAGTAAACGGAACAAAATGTATCGTACACAGACAGGGAAGTGGAATTATCAAGTTAAGAGGTATTACAAATCAGTGCAAGGCTAGATTTTTAGTATCTTATAGTGGAAACATTCAGATACCGACAGGCGGTACAGTTGGAGAAATTTCACTTGCAATCGCGGTTGACGGAGAGCCTTTGCAGTCAACACGAATGATTGTAACACCAGCCGCAGCACAAAATTTACAGAATATTAGTTCACAGGCATACGTTGATGTACCTTGTGGCTGTTGCAGTACAGTAGCGGTACAGAATACATCTACACAGGCTATTGAAGTGCAGAATTCTAATTTAATCGTTACTAGACAAGCTTGATAAGTATTCGATAATAAGTCTTTCTAATATTGCTGATACAGAAAGATGCTCTTTGATTGCTTGAATTTTAATCTTTTCCAACAATTCGCTTTCTATTGTGGTTGTGAATTTGATTTTAGACATTGCAAAACCTCCTTTTTAACAGTATACCATAAATACGTATTGACGTAAATATGCAAAATTGTTATAATATACGTAAATAAGTATATACGTATAAAGGAGATTGAAAGATGGCTTTTAAAAAAGGAATGACGGCATATAATTTTGATGATTTGACAGGCAAGACATTTAACAGGCTAACAGTTATTAAAAGAGTATATAGGAATAATAGTAAAAAAGTATATTGGAAATGTAGATGTGTTTGTGGAAAAGAAACAACTGTTGAAAGTTCAAAACTCAAAGGGGGATATACAAAAAGCTGTGGGTGTCTCAACAATGAAAATCGAAATCGCCATATAAATGAACTGACTACGCATAATATGAGTAACAGCAAATTGTTCGAGGTTTGGTGTTCAATGAGAAGAAGATGTGAAAACAGAAAAGATAAGGCGTATAAGTGGTATGGTGCTAAAGGCGTCAAAGTATGTGATGAATGGCAAGGAGAAGGCGGTTTTCAAAATTTTTATAATTGGTCTATAAAAAATGGGTACAAAGAGAATTTATCTATAGATAGAATAGATTTTAATGGAAATTATGAACCGTCAAATTGTCGTTGGATTACGCAAAAAGAGCAATGCAATAATACAAGCAGAAATATTTATATCGATTACCGCGGAGAAAGAAAGACGTTAAGTGAATTATGTGAGATGTATAATCTTAAATATGGAATTATGCACCATAGGATTTGTGATTTAGAACTTCCTTTTGAGATTGCTATGAATTTGAAAGGGTTTTGTAGAGTTCACTACAAAGGAAAGGAAACTGATTTAAGGCAAATATCAAGAGATGAAAAAATAGAGTATAAAACTTTATTGAAAGAAGTATTGGTAAATAAAAGAGACGATATAGAACAAATTATATTAGATTGTGGAGGTAAAAACATATGCACAAATGGGCTAAACAGATAATGGAATGCGTCAAGGCTAAAGTTGACGGCATCGGAATTGAGAATTTTGAAGGACAAAACCTTGATGATCTCAAGGATTGGACGGAGATTGCAAAGAACATCGTATGCTTTGACAAGGACTATAACATTGTTGAAGCGATGAAAAAGTCTGAAGATAATGAGGATATTATGCGTATGCTTGAGCAGTACGAAGATTATCCGGACAGAAGATACTATGACCACTACCGCTATGCAGATGGAAGATTTGCACCGAAAGGTAAAGGAACATATCGTAGAGGATATGAAGAACCGCCTTATATGCACATGTACCCAGAATCAGAGCATATGAGGGATATGGATAGGGATTATGGCAAGATGTACTATACAGAGCCAATGAACGAAAGCGGCTATGATAGAGCAAAGAGAAACTATACAGAGACTAAGGAAATGCACAAGAATAACACGCCAGAAGATAAGGAACACAAGATGAAGTCACTTGACAGCTACACTAAGGAACTTGCAAGCGATATTACAGGTATGGTGGCTGATATGTCAGCAGAAGAGAAGAACTTGCTTAGGACAAAGTTAAGTACTCTTGTATCTAAGATATGATTTTAAGGGCTATGAGTAGCAATATTCATAGCCTGTTTTATTCAGAAAGGAGCATACAGATGTTTTTTACAATTAATGGTACAAATTGGCGAGTGCAATATGAAAATTCAAATTCGGGTGAATTAAAGCGGTCAGACAATGTTTCTGTACTAGGTGTAACTGATAGAAATACGCATACAATTTATCTGTCAAATGCCTTGCGTGGATTTATGCAACGCAAAGTGCTGATACACGAAGTATGCCACGCAATCTGTATGTCCTACGATGTATATTTGCCTATCGAACAGGAAGAGATATTGTGTGATTTTGTGGCAACTTACGGAGATGAAGTATTTGATATTGTTGATATGGTTTTAGGGGCAGTTAGGAGAGTAGGATAATGAGTATTGATGAGTTATTAAAGATAGTTCAAAAGACTAATCCGACTATGACTAAGGAATTATTGATATATGAGCTTAGTCAATGCCGGTATTCAAGTAAGGCAATGATTTATACAGAAAAATGTTGCCAAAAAATTTCGGGGTAACGCATTTGATACCTCCCCCGGATACATCTTTGATATTCAGAAAAACGATTTTGACAATTTTTAAAATTCGGTTCAGATTTCGTTCAAATCCTACTTAAAAAATTGAAAAAATTTTCCCACAAAATATAATGTGAAATTTTTGAAACCCCCGTCATATGCAATTTTGAAATCCAAAAATCGGTTACACAGAATTTTAATTTTTGCTCCCGATTTCGTTCGGATTTGCCCTGAAAAATTGATGAAAAACTTTAACAGATTAAAGTGCATTATATAAACTTGACCGGCTGCGATTCGTGCTTGTTTTGACTTTGTGACTTTGTGATTTGACCTGTGCGGCGGTTTTATTGTGTCGGTGTAGACTTATAAGCCTACAGAACAAAACAGCCTTAAAACGTCTTTAACAGCGTTGTATAAAATGGGTATAATATGCCCTTGTAGGTTGTGGAAGCTGTCGCCAGTTTTGGCGGATTTTCCAGAACGCACGCCGCCCAACTAGGTACACTTGTACACTTAAAAAGCCTTATATATAAGCATAGCATTATTGTATTAATTTTTCAAGGTACGCAAAGAAAAGCGTATAAATATATACGCTTAGTGCTTGCGGCTGGG